TTTAGTATACAAAGTAGCTATATAAACGGTATTATTTATATGAAGGATATTCATATCTTTAATTGCCTCTTGAAATTGTAATCCTGTATTAAGCTCAAATGCGATAGCTCTTAAACAATCATAATTCAAGCTGACTCTTTTAGAAAATGCAATTACCTTACTAATTTCTCCATAATACTCTTTATGTAACTTGTCTCTCATATATTCTGTGATTTCAGAATCTGTCGGATAATCAAATCTAAAATGATAATGAAATCTTCCAGGTCTATTTACCAAATAATCACTCAGAGTATTAAGATTATTACAAGTAATAACATATAACTTTTTCCCTTGAGCTAATCCATCAAATAATGTAAGCAACTCTGTTTGCGGATTAGCCATACCATCAGCAGCTTTAATATTACCAAATGTTTTATCAAACTCATCAAACATTACTAATACTTCCTGTTCAATTTCTTCAATAAAATTAGCAATTCCAGGGATATATGTATCAACAATAATTACTGGCAATCCTTTTTTTACAGCTTCTACAGCAAGAATCTTAGAAAATAAAGATTTGCCAATTCCTTTGGCTCCAGATAAGATCACGCCAAGATTTTTATTGAAATTTGGAAAAGCATTTAATACTTTATTTACTTTTTCCATGTGCACACCGTATATTTTATCTTCATTGATCTCAATATCAGCATGTTTCTCTAAATAAAATCCTGTCATCTTTGAACATCTGATAGAATAAATTTGTGCCGGAAGTTGATTATGTGTTACAAGATCATCTCCGTAGATTCTAAAAGTGGAACCTGTACTAATAATTTTACTCATTTTTATCTCCTTTTTGTATAATTAAATTATATTTCTCTGCAATTCGGCTGGAGTATATTTGTATAAAATACTTGCCAAACGGCGGTAGTGGGATTCGAACCCACACGAGCTACTGCTCAATAGAGTCAAAGTCTATTATGTCTAGCCAATTTCATCATACCGCTACATTCATTGTTTGTATAATTAAATTTCTTTCTTCTTTTTATTTAGCACAGGGAGCTTTCACTCCTCTGTGCTGTTGTCATCCTTGACTATGTATTTAGTATAGCATATCAAGTTGCGCTTGTCAATACACAAAGTTAATTTAATTTGTTTTCTTTGAATTTGATATCGTACTTTTGACCACTTATATCATTTGCATATATCTCGATTAATTTTGCAATCAACCTACGTTTAGCAAGGTTTTTTCCAAACTCATAACTAAATTCATCCCCTGCTTCTATATTACAAGACGCACTGGCTTTTATTCCCTTGTATTTAACCTGCACTCTCTTTCCATTTGTTCTAACAATACAATCCAATAATACGTTCCTTCCATAACAGAACGGATCTATAAAACGAAAATAATCAAGTTTCCATTTTCCCCATTCATATTTAGGTTTTATTTCTTTATATAATTTATTAACATGTTCTTGTGTAACAAGAACCGGCACATTGTTGGTAATGTCATTCTCTTTGCATAATGACTTATATTTTTCTGCTCCAAGATTAACATCAATTGATTTATATGTACCATCTTTAAGTTTTAAAACTATTAATAATGTCCCATCTGGACAAAAAATCCCAATATCGATACTATCTACTTCATATTTATATTCTTCTCCAAATAATGTAAATCCCATAATTTTTCTCCTTTATTTCTTTAATTTAATTTTTGCAACCAGAATACCTGCCAGAAAAGCAATAACAAGGCATACAACAAATGTTTCTATATTTAAAGCAACCATAATTACTCCTTACTCAATGATCTTAAATGATACATCAGTACGTCTATTCATTGCGCGATGTTCATCAGTATCATTATCAACAACAGGATTGCTGGATCCATTTCCAACTACTACAATACGTCCGTTAGAAATTCCATTCATAACAAAATAGTTTTTAACAGCTTCTGCTCTTTGTAAGGACAACTTCTGATTATACTCGTCTTCAGGATCTGATTCCGGATTAGGGTCTGTATTTCCTGCAATTTCAATTATTGCACCGTCAAGTACCTTTGCAATGTCAATAAACTTATTAAGTTCTTTAGATGCTGCAGCAGAATCAGAGAATTTTGCCGTATTCTGAATAAATGTAACAGATGCTTTACCCTGTAATAAAGCTTCAGTATCCTGAATTTCCTTTTTATTATCCTCTGTAACCTTTACAGTATTTGTATTAGACACTTCCGTTGCACTAAATTTATCTGAAATAGCATTAATATATGTATCATCAAAAATACTATTAACAAGATCAGCATTTACAGACTCACCAATTGATGTCCATACGTTACACATATCTGAATAAATTGTCTTTGCAGTTCCATTTAATAGATCTAAATTATCTTTCCATGTTGTCAGTTTTGCAGACTCCGTATTTGCTACAATATCTTCATCTGATGCAGTATTAAACATAGGCATTACTTCACGGATTGCATTAAATTCTGTATTATACATATCTGCAGCTTCCAGAGATCCCTGGATAAATTTCTCTACTACATCTGCATGTGCTTCTGCAAATTTCTTATCAAACAGAATTCCATCCATAACAAGATTTGAAGAACTTGCAGTGCTAAATAATACATGTGCGTCTGTCATATTTTTTGCCTGAGTCAGGTATGGTTCCCAGGTTGCTGCAACATCAATCTGACCGGCAAAAAATGCTTTTGCTGCATCATCTGGTGTTGAAAATAATACAAGATTATCAATAATTTTCGCTTTCTTCTTAGCTGAAAGATCAGAATTATTTACAAACCATACTACAAGTGTTTGAGCTTCAGAGAATTCTGGTACACCAATTTTAGCATTTACAAGATCATTTACATTCTGAATAGAAGACTTCGCAATAATACCGTCACCACCATTTGAGTAATTTGTAATATACGGCATCACCACTTCTTTTCCGGCATCAGTGAATTTCTTAGATAAGAATGCAGTTCTGTTGATTGTATAACCTGCAGCGTTCAGATCTCCTTTAATCAGAGCATTACTTGATTGTGTTGCGTCGTTAATAACATTAATATTTACTTTTACGCCAAGTTTATCATAGATGGAACCTGACTGAGTTGTTAAGCCGCCATTAGCGTCAATAATGGATTTCCACATTACTATTGATTCAGTTCGTTACGCTGAACTGTTGATTTCCGTATAGGATATTTTATATTTGGATTATGCCAACTGCCACCATTATTAATTCTATAAATCTGAGTAACAGCTCGACCATATAATTTAGCAATATACTTCATAGGAATGCTAGGATCTTCTAACAATTTAATAATTTCTTCTAATTCATCATGAGTTAATCCTAATTCTCTGATAGGATATTCATCGTTTTCATCATAATATGTAACACCTTTATTAATGTTTAAAATTACATATCTTTCTACTTTAAACATTCTAGCAATATAGTCTATACTATAAAAGCCATCTCGTAACATTTTTTTGATTAATTTAATTTTTTCATGATTTATAGATGGACATATTAAAGGTTCTCTGATAGGATAAGTGATATCATTTTTTCTCCAAGCTATTCCGGTATTAACATTTCGAATAGTTTTTATTGATACATTATACTTTTCGGCAAGCTTATCAAATTCAACGTTCGTTTCTTTTAAATCTTTCATCAATAAATCAACCTGCTGTTGTGTTAACTTACTTTGCGGATTATTTTCTCCAGAACTATCTTGCCCACCATTTTGAATATTATATCCGAACTCTTTCTCATTACTGCGATATAATTTAATATATTCCTTTTCTTTTGTATTATAATCTTCTCCGAAATATAATGTTTCTACCGAAAAATTTTCCCATCCATATTTATGTATTGCATTATAGATAGGATGATTCATGCGTTTATCATGCCGATGCTCTTTAATACGTCTTTCTAAATTATTAGTTTGTCCTATATAAATCTTATGATTTATGTTATTCTCTATTTTGTATACATATTTCTCCAATTCTTTATATTCTCCTTACACGTTACAACACTATATTTTTCAATATAGATTAGAGTACATCACCATCTTTTATAAGATGCGCCTCCACTGGCTTTAACGAATTTAAAAGCTCTTACTCGTTGAACCTTATCCTGTTCGGATTTTGGAAGCTGATTCCCCATTCTTACAGCACTTAGCACCTTCTCATATTTCAATGAAAAAGCTTTTATTTCAGCTTATGCCATCTTACTAATTTTTTCTGCTTTCGCCACATTCACACTTATGCGTATTTCATCATTATGTTGTAGTTTAGTAAGCTTTAGGGTGGCTACGTGTATAGCCTTAATTCCAGCAATCCAAAGGCGTTCGATCACATTGTCACCAATGTAAAAGGGCTAGAAATTAACCAATCCATTCATCTAATGACACATTAATAACATTATCATCAGCAGTTTTCGCTTCATCTTTCTTTACAGTGTTTTTCTTGTCATCATCCTCATTATTTGAAGTAGATTCTGTTTTAGCGACTGTTTCTGATGTAGTAGTACCGGATACTGATTTATCTTTCTTCGTCTGAATCATTCCAGTCTGTGTTCCTGCAAAGATACCTCCTCCAAGCAGTGCTACAATCAGAACCATAATCAGAATTTTTGCTGCTTTAGTTAATCTAAATCTTTTTGCTTTCTTCATTTTACTACTCCTTATTTATTATATTTCTTTTTCAAGCTGTTCAGATAATCATTGCTGTTATTCTTTTTTGCTTCCGCTTCAGCCTTTTCAAGTTTGGTAGACATCTTATTATTGTGTACTACTTTAGATCCTTCCACAATAGCATCCAGATCTCTGTTTTTATCTCGAACAGAATCAAGCAATTTATCTGTTACCGTGACATTTTTCAGTTCATCCATATCATCATAGACTTCCTGAAGCTGCTTCTTTACCTTCATATTCTCCACAACTTCTTTACTTTCACGTTTTAGACTTCTAAGATTCTTTTCACACCTTTCCTGTGTCTCTTTTGCAGCGGCCGTAGCTTCTTTATAGGCATTTACCAAACCGGTAACTCTGCGGATATCTGAAAGAATTTCTTCTCTTTCCTCTGCTTTTAACTGTGCAAGTTCGATTTGATTTGTTTTCACAAGAGATTCACACTCAGCTTCAACATTAATAAGTCTTTTTCTTTTCCTATCGAGATCTTTCTGTGCATTGCTTAATTTTCCAGCAGCAATCTTATATGCATTATCCGCTTTATTATAAGATTCCTGAGCCTGGTCAATTTTTTCTTCGTAGATAGCCTCTGCTCCTTCTGGTGTGGTTGCCATATCTTTGATAAATAATCTAGTAAATCCAGACAGTAATTTTCTTGCTTCCGGAAACAGAATCAGTATCAATACAATAACAACCACTGCAACAATAAAAATCAGTTTACCAAGTTCCATTATTCATTTCCTCCAACAGTAAAGTTAATTAAATTTTTAATTCTGTCAATTTCAGCAGTAATAGTTTCATCAGATGTTTTTGTTTCAGCTCTTTGATCAGCAATTTCCTTTTCCAGACGCTCGATTTCCATTTTATGTTCTTCAATAGCATTTTCTTTTTCAGTAACAACAGCTTCAGAATCACAAATAATCTTTGAGAGAATGTCGCTTAAAACATCAACTCTTTTTTCTCCGTCTGCCTCAACATCAGTCACTGTCAAGCCAAATACACCAAGTGTTGCCAACACTGAATTTCTTTTTGTTTCTGTCGTCATTTCCTTTGGAAATGATTTTATTAACTCTTCCACTTTAAAAATTGACTGTGTTTTATCTGCCAGATTATTCTGGCTGTAAATATCATCAATCAAAGTGTCAGTATTGACTGAATCAAGTTTTGCGTTAGTCCCAGTTGTATCAAAATCAGTATCTACATCTGGAATATCAGGCGTCTCATCCGGTACTTCTTCCACAAATAAGTTTTTTAAAATTCCCATCGTATTTCCTTCCTAAAATTTCAATATTTCATCACACATTATCTTTGCTTCTGATTCACTGTGTGTGACCATGATCACAGTATTATCAAGTAACCTATGCAAATCCATAATTAACAATTGCATATTACTTCGTGTCTCAGCATCCAGTGCTGACAATGGTTCATCCATTAAAAGAATCTTTGGTTTTGCAAATAACGTCCTGGCTAACGCAAGCCGTTGTTTCATGCCTCCAGACAGCTGCTTAGGATATTTATTTTCGTTTCCATTCAGACCAACTAAATAAAGCATCTTCTTAGCTGCTTCTATATCTTCTGGTTCTACATGGCCTTTAACTTTTTTAGCAATTAGTATATTGTCAAGACAATTTAACCAATCAAAAGAAGTATAGTTCTGATGCATCATATATACTTCATTTTTACTTGCTTTTGTAACCGGATTATTATCTATGATAATTTCTCCAGATAACGGTTTGATTAATCCTGCAACCGTCCTTAACAAAGTTGTCTTGCCGCATCCAGATTCTCCAAGGATCCCGTAGATCTTATTATCAAAATTATAATTAAACCCAGATAAAAGTGGTTTATCTCTACTGTATCCTGTGTATAAATCATGAATTTCAATCATTTATATACCTCCACTTAAAAATTTTCCTCACTAACCATTTAGATACATAATCAAATATAACACTGATGATCATAATCACAATGATTGCCATAAATACTAAATCTGTTCTTCCTCTGGAAGATGATTGCTGGATTATATATCCAAGTCCATATTGAGCATTTATTGTTTCAGCTACTGCAATATATGTAAATCCAATTCCATACATCATAATGTAGCTATTTAATACTCCTGGCAATGATGCCGGAATCTGGATTCTCCATATCGTTTGTAATTTGCTCATCCCAATTGTAAGTCCGGTATCTATTAGATCGTTGTTCACTTCCTCCAGACATAATACAACTGACGGCATCATATATACGAATGTTGCAATAAACAAAAATACAATTTTCATCATTTCATCTATCCCGAACCACATAATAAGCAATGGATAAAATGCAGTCACCGGAATATATCGCATAACACTGATTATCGGATTAAGAATATCCTTAGCAATTCTGGAATTATAAACCAGAATCGCTATAGGAAATGCTATTGCTCCAGATATAAATGTAGCAGCAGTTATCCTTAGAAACGAATATTCAATTGCCTTAATCAACTGTCCTGTATGTATCATGCCTATCAGATCATCAAATACCGTAACTGGTTCCGGAACGAACAAGGGATTTACGTGTTTTGCTGTGATATTCCAAATAAGGAGTATCGAAGCAAGTAAAAGAATTCTTTTTGTAAATGTCTTCATTTTATTTCCCTTAAAGAAGATGACGTAAAATATTATACAAAGCTTCTAATTTTCCGGTTTCCTCGTATATAGCTTCTACAATTACAGCTAACACCGCAGCACATATAAAACACAAAATTAGTAGTAAAATCAATATCACAATCACCATAAACAGAAATGCCGCAATATCTCCGAGTATTCCCATATATTACTCCTCTAACATAGCTGTCAGTTCTTCAAGACTCTTGCCTTCCAGAGCTTCGTTCTGCTTTCTCTCAATGATTCTCATAATCTTCTGATTGCGCTCTTTCTTATCTTTTGCAGCTAATCTCTCTGCAGTTTCTACCTGTTTTACCTGTACGATGAATTTTACAATCTGAATTTTATTTTCCAGCGCCTGATCCGCTTCAGATTTAACCTGTAACAGACTTTCTTCATCACTCTGCTTTTTCTCTTTATTCAACAGTTTGAATACTGAATCCAAATCCTGCAGTTTTAGATCCCATAAATCCTCTACTGAAATCATTCCTTTGAACGGGAATCTATATTTATATCTTGTTGCCGCCTCAAAAATATTTGTAAGTTCCATGTTTTTATTCCTCCAATACATATAATTTTATTTAACAAACATCCAGTCTTCTGCGAGCATATCAGACTGGGTAGCAAGCCATCCCATCTGTACGCCAGATGTTCCAACAAAAGCGATGGCTTTATTTCCGATTGCATCATGCTCACAATTTACAATCTCATTATCGGCAGTCTTATAAGAAATCCCAGTCGCAAGCTGAATATACTGTTTCTTACCGTTCCAGCCTTTACGTGTCACTTTAAATCCTCTTTTCAGGTACTTAATCGCTTCTCCGAATGAGAATGTTGCTTCTCCACCAAGTATTGGGCAGTTCCGACTATCCGAATAAACCCACTCATCGGAAAGAATATTCTGAAGCGTATACTCCACATTCTGTGTTTCTCTTATATCCAGACAGCCGCCATCTTTTGTGTACATAATGATTGTCTGGGATTCTTCATCCCACCACCAATAACCCGCCCATGACGGAAGTTTTACTGGAATTCCAGATTTCATTTCTTCAAATGCTTCTTTAAATTTCATAACTTTCTCCCTTCTTTGTTTAATTAAATTGTATTAGAATTTTACTTTTAATACTCGCTCTGTAGCGCCTTTTACTTTAATAATCAGATCATTTCTCTTTGTAAGTGAAAATCCTACTCCTGAAAGCTGATCATCAACGTCTTTTACATGTGCTTTTGCTCCAAGCGCTTCAAATACTCTTCGGTGCTGCTCAAGTTCCGGTTTCAAGAATTCATTATAATATCCATTCGGCTCTTCTGAATTGATGCAGTCCTTCAGCATAAAGAATAAATGCTGATGACCAATTCCCTTCTGTTCATCCCAGTAATTTGGTGAGTAACATACAACTGATACCGGTGTAAACTGCAAGGTTTTAATTCCCCAGACATCTTTACTGATTGTTGCACAATTTCCTGGAAGTTTGTCCACTACTTTGAAATTTCCTGACTGATCAAGTATTACTTCTGCAACATCTACATTGCCACGTACTGGAGCATTGTATTCGTAAGAATGAATTTCTCCATTTACTTCAATTTCAGCTTTAAATCCCTGAGATCCTCTGTATGCGAACTGATTTACAAAAAACTTATATGTTCCAGGAATCATATCAGCTTTAGATGGATATGTAATATTTTCAACAGCCACCCCATTACTTGCTTTACACTGATCAACTGGCTGAGTAATATCAATGTCCAATTCTCCTCTAGTACGTCGTGATTTTTTCCAACTAAAATAAATATGATCTCCACCTTTTGGTTCAATACAATGTGCATCAAGGTCAGAATTATCCTTTCCATCTTTATCATTCCACTGGATGGAGAATCTTACAATACCTGTGACTGAACCACCAGCAGCTTTTACATTCTCTTTGATATCTGAATCTGTAATATTACCGGTATATGCCCAAGACATTCCATTGTTCCATTTGAACATTGTTTTCGCAGCAGCAACTTCTGGAGCAATCAGAGATACCATATTCTGAATATGTTTATTCTCCAAATATACTTCCAATTCTTTCGCTACAGGCAGAACATTCTTAATGAAATCTTCTGCACTTATTTCCTCTACCTTAGAGAATCGTTTTGGATCAATTGCAACATCCTGTTCCATTTCATCAAACAAATCCATAGCACCGGTAATTCTCTTCGCTGCATCTTTATTTGAGAACAGTATATTGTTCACTGTGATATCATCCAAGGTTGCAAATCTTCTCTGTAATGAATCCATATAACCAAGTTCTGTAATAGTCTTCTTTGCATCTTCAAGCATCTTCTTTGTAAAGATTGCCTTTGGACGTTTATAATTTACAGGGGCTACAATCTGCTCATATTTTCTAACGGCAAGGTCAAGATCCATTCCTTCGGAAATATTCACAAGCAATGTTCCTATACTATGGTTACGAATCTTGCCGATAACGGCACCTGCAGCAATTGACTTTTCCCAGATCCAAAGTTCTTTCTGTTCATCTGTAAGCTTTCCATATTCTTTCTGATAATTCTTAAATTCAGTAAGTTGCTTTTTCCATTCGGCACCTTTATATAAAGAATTTTGAGCAATCAACTCAAGTACTGTATCTACAGCTTCTTTACTAATTTCATCAAGAGAACGTTTAAATACATTACGGACATCTCTGAATTGACTTAAATCACCTTCAAGTGTATGTCCATAACATTCCTTAAAGATACAAATTTCTGGCAGATCTACGAAGAAATGCTCGTATTTATTAATTTTTCCTGTCGGGAGCATTTCTCTATTTTCAGGAGTACCAATTCGTTTCTCTTTTTTGAGGAATACCCCTAATACCGCTTTCTGTTTTACATAGGCATCAAGCGCAGCTGCGACTACATTATATTTATCATCTGATACTGGATTAATTCCCCAAATGGTATGTAACTCACCATTTTTAATAGATACGACGTTACCAACGTCTCTGATAAAATGTCTACAGCAACTACAGTCATATTCTCTTCTTTCTCTGTAAATTTCATTTGTACCTGCCGGAAACGAATCCAGATATAAATTATAAAGCTCCTCGGTATCCACATTTACTGTGAATAATCTTGAAGAATCTTTAGACATCTGCTGTAAATTTTTCTGGATTGCCTTTACAAAATCTTTAAACATATTTTTATCTCCTTATTGTTTAATTAAATTTTTATTTTCACTGATTTTTCTTTTCTTATTCGTGACTGATTCTTTTTGAACAATTCATCAAATACTCTTGGAGTATATTTTTTATCTGGTACAATTTTTTCTATTATTTTAGTAGCATTTCCAGATAAAACACTTGCACACGATTGATGTTTTATCGTGTTTATAATTTGTATTTTATTTTTGGCTTCTCTTCGTCTATCACAAATCTCTTGCAACTTTTTGCATAATTTATATCCTTCTGCCGCAGAAAACTTATGAAATTCAATATAATGCAAAATGTCTGAAATTTGTAAATCAGTATATGAAATAATAGAATTAAGTTCTTTTGAATAATTAGTAATTTCATTCATCTTACTTGAAAATTCATTTATACTACCGATAATTTCACCAACTATATCATCTGTCGTAATTGCTTCAACTCCATTATAATCGGTTTCACAAATTTCATATGGTCCAAATTTTTTTAATACGTCTGGAATATTATTTGCTTGAATTGCCTTAATCTTTTTCTTTTCAATTTCAGGAACCAAGAGTGCATCACCAAGATCAGATACTAATTTGATTCTTCCTGTTGGATCTCTTGCGATGTACTCTCCATTTTTTCCTTTTAAATAGTAACATATCATTGTTCATGCCTTTCTGATTGAGTTAATCTAATTCGTTTTGATAGGTCAACTATATCACTGTTATTTGCATTTGTCAATAGCAAAAGTTAATTTAATTTGTTTTTGTATTCTTCTTCACTGATAATAGGAATGTTCAACTCAGAAGCTTTCTTATTTTTACTAGATCCACTGTTTTTATCATTGGTAATTAGATAATCAGTTGCCTTTGTAACTCCGGACACAACTTTCCCTCCTTTTGATTCTATATCCGCCACAAGTTCATCACGGTTAGCAAATATATGTAACTTCCCAGTGATACAGAATTTCTTTCCGGACAATGAATCGCTTTCAGAAGATATTTTATCATTATTAAGTTTCGAAAATATGAACTGTTCTGCCAAAGCAATAACGTAATCATAATTTTCCTTAAAATATCTATGGATAGAAATATTTCGCTCCGTCCCTAATCCTTCAATACAGGTAAAATTAAAATCAGAAGCAGCATCTTTAATAAAAGTTTCAAATGGATAGAGCATTCCTGATTCCCTAGTTCTTATTTCTTCATATCTAGCAATATCCTTTGCAGCTCTACCACCAATTAACGGAATATTTAATCCTACAATAAATTTTTCTATGGTAGTATTCCTGCTAGACTCAATAGAATCTAAAATATTCGCAATTTTCTTTGCTCCCATTCTAGGTAATCTGGACAATTCTGTAGAATGATCCTTCAAATAATACAGATCAATTGGTGATGTCACAAGCCCAGTATCAATCAATAGCTGCAATGTGGCCTCAGATAATCCATTAATATCATGGGCCTTTTTCCCTACAAAAGCATTCATCTCACCCAAAAGTTTGCCTTTGCATCCAGCATTCATGCACATCAATACTTCAGAATCATTTTCTTTCACAACAGACACCGGCTTACCACAAATCGGGCATACTTCAGGGATTTGAATAAATTTTATATTGTTCATTATACATACCTCCAATGGTATTTTAGATTTTTAGTGTTTAATCCGTTACACATTCTTGCAATGGTGTATTCGCAATCACCTGTATCCATAGACGCTGAACGAATAGACCTGTATGTCTTACCTGTTTCTTCGCATAAAACGCGCTTCCACGATTGATTATTTGTTGTAGATTTTTTAGTACGTTCTATTCTTGTTCCATATTCTGCATTATATTTAGGAGTACACCATTCTAAATTATCAGAACTATTATTCATTTTATTTTCATCTATATGATTTACCTGTGTTTTATGTATAGGATCGTCATTAGTTACAAATGCTGTGGCTACTAAACGATGTATTAATTTGTTTTCAGTTTTTCCATTCTTGCATAAAATAACAAATGGATAATGCTGACTATCTTTAGGTAAATAAATTTTTAATAATCTTTCGCCAGTATTTCTATAACCATTTTTATTTTTTACAATTCTATTCAAACTTTTAACATTACCTAAATTACTTATTTGATAATACCCTTCATATCCTATTATATCTTTCCATATTTCTATTTTTATATTATCCATTTATCATCCACCATTTCTGCTTTTGTAATATATGGAATTACTTGGTTTGCTTTAATTATCCATAATTTTTGTCCAACATAAGGATGCCCCAATTTTTCTTTTAATATAGAAAGATTAAATAAACTAGCTTTTGTTATAATACTTCCTTCTATTTCGATAGGTTCAAATACGGCTATCGGAGAAATAATTCCGGTTTTACCAACTTGCCATTCAATATTAATAAGTGTCGTAATATATTCTTCATTATAAAACTTGTATGCAAGAGAATGACGTGGATACTTATCTGTAACTCCAAGTGATAATCCATAAGCGATATCATTATATGCAGCAACAAGCCCATCAATTGGATAAGATAAGTATGCTGCCTTTTCCTTTAACAAATTAATAACCTCTTCAAGATCCTGATTTTCTTTATATACACGAATATAAGGTACAATATCAAATCCAAGTTCTCTTGCTTTTTCAAATCTTGCTGACATTAAAGGTAGTTCATCCATACCGGCAGGTACCTTCCATACTATAAAACGAACATGACGTTTGGCTGCTACCTTACTATCTAACTGTCTGACTGATCCTGAAGCAAGATTTCGCGGGTTCTTATATCTATCTTCTTCGTGTTTAATTAAATTATTAATTTTCTCAAAATCTGTATATGTAATAATAGCTTCTCCTTCGATTTCAACGTGGCCTTTCTGATTAATATGCATAGGAATATTTTCGAACGCCTTTGCATTGTGAGTAATAATTTCTCCTGTGACGCCGTTTCCGCGAGTTTCAGCCCGGATCAGCTCTCCATCTTCATACGTCAAAAGAATTGTCAATCCATCCATTTTACACATTAGCAAAGAATCTTTATCACCAATAAATTTTCGAAGTATATTCACATCTTTAGTTTTATCAAGAGACATCATTAAATGTGAGTGTTCAATCTTCTCTAATTTACTTTTTACTTCGTATCCAACACTATGGACTGGAGAATTACTTAAAATAATTCCTGTTTCTTTTTCCATTTTTTCCAACTGATCACACAGATCATCATACTGATGATCCGTAACAATACTCTCTGCATTATTATAATAAGCATCTCGGTACTGATTAAGTTTTTCAACCAATGCTTTCATTTCTTCAATCTTGTTCATTTTTTCCTCCTGTATTATGTATAATTAAATCGTCAAAATATCAAAATGTACTGACCAATGATCACACATCATATCAATTGTTGCATCCGCGATATCGTTAACGCACTCGTCATCACATTTGACTGAATCAAACTGAGAAATATCAATATAATGCTCTGCTGTTCCCTCTTCAAAAGTAATAATATTATCATTTACTGTAATATTAACTGGATTCAACTGCATATGAGATATTATTGCAGATTCTTTTTCTCCTACAGAGAAATGTACCGCAACAGTTTTATTGTCATATGCTGCTTTTTCAAACATAATATCGATTTTCTGAGCTACTTTACTTGCATTCTTTACAAATTCTTTAACCATTTTTTTTGTTCCTCGTAATAAATTTGATTTTAATGAAAGTTAATTTAACTTGTTACTTTATTTAAACATGGCGACTATATTAAATAGTCACCATATTTTTTAAGAAAATATGAAGGTCTATTAATCTTAATTCCATATTGGTGTTCAATCATAGACCGAGTTTCAACATCATATAAAATCTTGTTTTTATTTGAATTATACTTCCGGATTAATTCATTTGTCATATGAATTTGTCCGGAAATGTTAATTTTTTCAGCAGTCATATATGATACATCTATAGACTTCAATGCTGCCGCTAATGAATTATACATTTGCCTTCCAAGACAATGCGGATCATCTTTTACAATATGAGATCTTTTTATAATGGTTCCATCATCCATGAGTTTGGATTTAGTTCCATATGGATATGTTAATTCCATTGTCATATTACTCTTTTGTGCAGTTAAAATTAATGCTTCACTTACATTTACAACTCTTCCGGAATACAATTTCATTGTATGATTTTCTACGTCGATATCATCAAGTTTTGCTCTAATCGTGTCTTCAAAATCTTTAGACTTGCCATATTCAAAAATGCTCAGAATCATGAATCGATCTCTAGGATTCTTTAATGCTTCGATCCATGTTAAAATTGTATCTCTTGATACAATCTGATGATTTAACAATGTCTTATTTAATAGTGCTGCCAGCATATCAGGTGTGATAGTTGCATAGATATTTTGTCCATTTAACACTAAATTCTCATTAACACACCAGTCCGTATATTGTGTAAGAGTATTATTTACTACAATAATGGACTCTAATGTTGTAAATTTGAACAACTTATACATTTCTGTAATCTCATTTAAATTAAAGTCACATAAATCCTTTTGATACATATGTTCAAACGGCGCAACTCTCTTAAATCTAGGTACAAGAGGAGTAACGCTTGCAACAGTTTTTAACTTAAATTCGTAAAACCTTTGTTTTCTATCTTCGTTATACATTTACATTCTCTCCTCTAAAAAAGGAATTAATCTTTTCCTTATCCTATTAAAGTTTCTCGAAAAATCATATATTATTTTTTCCTCACGTTCCGCATCATCAATAAGAAAACGCTTATAGTTCTCTATCATTGATATTTTATTTTTTCCATCATAATAATGAAACAAGATCGTAAGAATTATAATTTCTTTCTTTGAATATTCTTTTTCAAGATACTTGTCATCTTCTTCTGTAAGCATATTAAGATCTTCGATAAATTCCTTTGATACTCTAATGATTTCTTTTCGTTGCTCAGGAGAATCACTTTGCCTTTTACTGAAATATAATCTCTTAATACATTCTGCCAGAGTTGTTGAATCAATAAGCCCGCCTATTTTTATTTCCCCTTGCAAATTACACATACTGCTTTCATTAATACGCTGGACCACTTTATTCTGAACTGCATATGAGTTATATGTGTCGCTTAACTGTTTGCTCATTTTAGTTTTCTGGTCATACTGATATATCATACGGCGAGATTTATCAATGTCAAAGTTTGTAATTCTCAGCTCCATTGGATAGTTAAAATTTGGATTTTTACTTCTGGCCTGGAACATTGATACATATCTATGATATCCATCGTTTATATCAAACGCCTCTAAAGAATGAATAATAAGCTGACGTGATTGCTCATCATAATGAAAATCTGCGTATACATCATCTTTCGGGATATTCAAAGTGATTGTATCCGGAACATAAATATGTTCAAGCATATCTGCCGTAATTTCTTTTACTGCATTCTTATTCAATGTAATACGATATAGCTCATTATTATCTCGTGTTACTTTAGTCATAGCACGTTGTGTGACAGGATTATAGTTAATTAATCCTGATTCTTGCAGAGCGCAAAATGTATCTACATTTAAAGATCCTATCCATTGATCATCGCTTACCTGAATCATATTGAACACCAACGGGAATTCAATTTTATTTGGTTCTTCATATCGCATCCCACTATATTTACTTATTTCTCTGTCTGTAAAAAAGTCAGATAACTTTTTGCGATAATCTTTCTTAGTGGCATTTAATATACTATCTGCAATTACAAAAAGTGTATAATCATTTGCTTCTTCAATACTCTTTCTACTAGATAGAAAATCTGAAAAAATTCCTTTTGGAAAATTATATAGCTTATTTGCATAATTGTAAATTTCTAGTTCTTCACTCTTATTAATTAAGATATTAAAAAACTTTTTGGATAAATAATCTTCTAAAATACTTCTATCGACATTCATTTTTCTCACCTCTTTTCTCAGATTATATCACGCAAAGTTAATTTTGTCTATATTTTTGATGATAAATTTTTCGACAT